ATCGAATAAACCTATTAGATCTTATATGCGTGTATCAGCAACTATTATAAAAAATCGTGCGCAAGAAGTAGCACCTGAAGACACAGGCGCACTTAAAAGATCTATTAGATCAACGCAGATCAAGAGTAAAGGAAGATTACCTACTAGGATCCAAGTTAGATCAGATAGTCCTAAGTCCCCTTTCGTTCATGGCGATCCTAAGAGATCAGGAAAGTTAAGATTAACAAAACCTTACACAAGATCTAAACCGCACTTTCCGCCTGTAAACAAATTGCGTGGGTGGGCGCAAAGAAAACTCGGCGATCCTAATTTAGCTTTTGTAGTTGCTAGATCAATAGCAGAAAAAGGAACACCGCTTGTACCTTATTTACTGATCGCTGAAAAAGACACTAAGACAGAAAGAAAAGCGCTACTAGGTGTCTTAGCTAACGACATTGAAAAGCAATTTAAGAAAACCAAATAAAACAATTCTTGACATTATTTTAATCTTCGATTAATATATATTATATAAACACTAGATTAGAAAGGGGAAAGCTAATGGCTTTTAAATGTAGAAAATGTAAAACAGAAAAAACGATAAAAGAATATGGAACTGATGTGCATAATCTTTGTGAAGATTGTACAGATCTTTTTCATTATTGGTTAGGGGAATAATGACACCATTAGAAAACATAAAGCAGATCTTAACTCATGACATTAATAGTCATGATCAGATCGATGAAATTAGAAAGATTTTAGATCTTAAAGAGATAGATCTAAATTATCCAAACACGAAAGGGGAATTGTAATGGATAGTAACGATATGAAACACCTAAAGGGCTTGTATGCTTTAGCAAAGTACATGAGCAATAGAACTGATGAATTAAAGGATCCTTATGTAGAAGTCCTGAGTATTGATCAGAGAAAGCACGGAACAAGTTATATAGAAGATGAGATCAGGAACGGAACTTATCTAACTCAATTACCTGAGCTAACTGATAGCAAGTTATTTAAGAATATTGGATCAGCAGTAAAGTATTCAGAAAACTTAATGGAAAAAGATTATATAGATGATGTTTACATATCAGTAAATATATTTTTATATGACTTAATAACTACTAATACTGCACTCGGTAATTTATTTTCAATACAAACTTTTGATCATGTTACTGAATTAGCTTACATACATGGTTGGGATCTTGAACACCCAATAGAAGATGATTACGCTGATCGTAAGTTATTAGAAAATGTTGGAAGAGATATGTACCATAAAAAAATAAATGCTTATGTTTAAAATAGAATTGAAACGCAGACTATTAGATCTTCAGACTTTCCTTCAGGGCGGATTGTCCGAAGATCTAAAGTCATGGATCAAAGAAGATGTGAAGAGAAGATCTATGCTATCATCAAGTCATGGCGACTTTGACACAACTAAGATCAGGAATAGCAACTAATATTTCAAACAACATCACGATCGTTGATGTTTACGCTTATGTACCTGATAGAGCCGAGCCACCTTTAGCAGTAGTTGGGGTGCTTGATACTTTAGAATACGATACTACTATGGCTAGGGGATCAGATAAATACTTGATCCCTGTTAGATTGTTTGTCGCTAATGTTGACGGACAAGACAGCCAAGAAACTTTAGATCAGTTTATAAAGACTTCAGGAACTAACTCTATGAAGTCTGCAATAGAAAGCGATCTGACTTTGGGTGGTGTCGCGTCTTCTGTTAGAGTTACAGAAGTAAGAGATTACGGCGCTTTTGAGTTAAATAATACTAACTTACTTGGCGTGGAATTTGTAGTAGAAGTGATAGGATAGAAGTATGTATATAGCTACAGTAAATTTAAAAATTAAAGATAAAGAGATTAATGAAGGCGATGTTGTAGATCGTAAACCTGCACAATGGTTATTAGATCAGGGACTTGTCATCAAAGTTGATAAAAAGCAATACCAAGAAGAGCAATTACAAAAAGCTAACATGGTAAGAGCAAGAAACGAAAAAGGACACTTTATCGCTGACGATCCGAACACACCTGAAAATGAACATTGGATAGAAAAAAAGGAAGAAGAATAGTTTATAATGGGTTACGGTAAATATGGATCAGGATCAGGATCTACTAGAAGAAGAAGAAGAAGATCAGGATCAGGAAGTAGGAAAAAATGAATTGTTGTGGTGTATGTCCTGACAGTTGTAAAGGTGGTCAGTAATGGCTTTTAAACACGGTAAAGACACTAAAGTATTTTTAAACAGCACCGATCTAAGTAGTTATCTCAATAATGCAGACGCTACAAGAACTGCTGACATCGCAGAGAGTACCACTTTTGGTAAATCAGCTAAAACATATATCTCAGGTGGTAAAGACGGAACTTTGACACTTGCAGGATTTTTTGATCCAACAGCAGATAGTCCTATTTCAACATCTTTAGGATCAACAGGTCAAGAACTTGTAATGGGAATTGACGGTGTTGACGCAACAGATAGCGTAGCTTTCGGAAAAGGTAACTTTACAACTTATGGGATTTCAAGTCCTGTAGGCGACATTGTTGCTTTTAGTGCTGACTTTCAATCTGATGAAGGGATCTTTAATGGTACAGTTCTTGAAAATGCAACTGTTACAGCTACAGGATTAGGCACAGCAAGAGATAACGCAATTAGTACAGCTAATGGGGGTGGCGCTTTTATTATCGTTACTTCTGCTAGTGGAACTAACCCAACATTAGACGCTAAGATTACGCATAGTGCTGATAACAGTACTTACGCTGATCTAGTAACATTTACCCAAGCAACTTCAACAACTTCCGAAGTTAAAGTTGTTGCGAAGGGAACAACAGTAAATAGATATCTAAAAGTCGCTTATACAGTTAGTGGAACTAATCCTTCCTTTAGTGTTATAATCGGTTTTGGAAGAAATAATTAAGAAAGGAATATAGACAATGGCTTTTACACACGGTAAGGATAGTGTATTCAAACTAGATAACGCTAGTGGATCACTAACAGATATATCAGCCTATGTAAATAATGTGGACTTTCCTGAAACAGCAGATATAGCAGAAACTACAGTATTAGGAAAAGACAATAAAACCTATATTGTAGGATTGAAAGACGCAACAATCTCAATAGGTGGACTTTGGGATAGTACTGCGGACGCTATATTCGGCGCTGTATTAGGACAATCAGCTACATTATCTTTTGAATATTCCCCTGAAGGAACATCATCAGGGAAAGTCAAATATACAGGCGAAACAATATTAACTAACTATGCTATTTCTAGTCCCGTCGGCGATGTAGTTGCTTACTCAGCAGATCTACAAGTTTCAGACGCGGTTACTAGAGGTACTCACTAAATATAATTAAGGACGCACAATGAGTAAAAATCTAAAAAGGTTAACTAAAGAAGACATACTAGGTCTTCCTGATGTGCCTGAAAAAGAAATTAATATAGAAGAGTGGGGCTTTTCGATCAAGATTAAAGGTATGTCAAAAGGTATGGCTGTTAAACTTGGTCGCTTACTCAAAGAAGAAGAGTTAGACGCTTTTGAATATCAAATACATCTTTTAAAAGAGTGCGTAGTCGAGCCTGAACTCGATGACGATCTAATAGAAGAATTATATAAAAAAGACAGTACAGTAGTAGATAAAATATTTGTTGAAATCAGCGCAATTAATGGGGTAGGGGGATCAGCCGAAGACGCTGATCAGTTTTGATCACGATCACGATCTAGCCTTCACTTTTCGTCTTGCTAGGGATCTATCGATGACGGTAGGCGAAATACATAGTAAGATGAGTGCTAAGGAATTTAATGAGTGGGCTTATTTCTATTTATGGGAACAGAAAGCTCGCGATAAAGCCCAAGCACTCGCAGACGCAGAAATGAAAAAGAGAAGGAACAAAAGATAAATGGCTGTTTCAAATATAGTCTTAAATATAATTACTAAGGGTGCTGATCTAGCTAAAAGACAGCTAGACGGTATTGGTAAGTCAGGCGATAAATCTTCTAAGGGGCTAGGTAAATTTGGAAAAGCTATGGGCGTTGCTGTAGTTGGTGGCGCTTTGGCTATGGGTAAAGCTCTAACAAGCGCAACTAAATCTTTTATAGCTTTCGATGACGCTATGACACAATCATTAGCGATCATGAACGCTACAGAAGAGCAACAACAGGCGATGAGTGAAACTGCTAGAAGAGTAGCACTTGAAACAACATTTAGCGCAGAACAAACAGCAGAGAGCTTTTTCTTCTTAGCGTCAGCAGGTTTAGACGCAGAACAACAGATCCAAGCACTTCCGCAAGTCGCTAAGTTCGCCCAAGCGGGTATGTTTGATATGGCTACTGCAACTGACTTAGCAACTGACGCACAATCTGCATTAGGTTTAACCGTAAAGGACGCAGAACAAAACTTATCTAATTTAACTAGGGTAACTGATGTATTAGTAAAAGCTAACACCTTAGCTAATGCAAGCGTTCAGCAATTTTCTGAAGCTCTTACATCTAAAGCAGGATCCGCATTAAAGGTTGTTAATAAAGATATAGAAGAAGGCGTTGCTGTTCTTGCTGTATTCGCTGACGCAGGCGTTAAAGGCGCAGAAGGTGGCGAGAAATTAAATCAAGTTCTAAGAGATATACCTAGAGCAACTGCGAAAAACGGGGACGAGTTTAGAAAACTTGGACTAGAAATGTTTGACGCTGAAGGCAATATGAAAAATGTTGCTGATATTGTTGAAGAGTTAGATCGTGTTCTGAAACCAATGTCTGATGAACTTAAAGCAAGTACATTAGATCAGTTAGGTCTTAATCGTGGTGTAGCTGACGCAGTAAAGATCCTATCAGGATCTACAGACAAGATCAGAGAATATGAAAGTGCTTTAAGAGATAGCGGGGGAACTACACAAGAAGTAGCAGACAATCAATTAGGATCCTTACAAAACCAACTTACAATAGTTGGCGATAAATTTAATGAACTCGGTTTACAGATCATAGAGCAGATTAGTCCTGCTTTACAGGGTATGTTAAAGATAGTTAATGATCTATTAGACGGACTTCTACAAGAAGAAGAAGGCGTTGACGAAGTTATAACAGCACATGACGCATTTAATGACGCTTTAGGTGTTACAGAAGGTGCTTTATTTTCAACAAATGACGCATTAAATGAACAATTTTTAGCAGAAT